GAACTCACCGATAACCTCACCGTGATTTTCTACCGCCATATGTGCACCCATGAACATAAAGCGGAAAGCGGTTCCTGATGCTTTGCCTACCCCCTTCAACGTCTCAAAGGATATTCTTGGAGTGTTTGACATATCATAAGCCATATTAGTGAGTGTTTCTGCTTCAAATTTTACGGTATCTGGCACCTGATTCCATGTTAAATATCGTGCACCAGCCCCCTCTCCTTCCAGTTTTACCATTCTATCCTTTGTCTTACCAGTGAACCCTATCACTTCACCAATTAATTCCAAAATGGGGAAAAAATGATAGTCGATACAATCAGCATAATTGGATAATAGTTTCTCCAACCGGACCCGGAAGGTCTTTATCTTCTTGCAATAAGGTTCAGGACGATAAGCATAGAGAACCGGTAGTTTTGGGAATCCATGAGCAAAAGGAGTTCTTTCTTCATATCCTTTAGACAAATCCCATTGATAAACCATTTTGTCCGTGATAGTCATAAAGCAGATGACCTCCGAATCATCCATGAGCTTCTTTTTATACTCACGTGAGAAAGCAATCATTTTACCTTCGTCGTTAAAGAACGGGTATAGCTTATCACCTCTGAATGGAGACCATAACACGCTTTTCAGTTTCTTGGTGGGCTTGACCTTGCCACCGAACGTAGTCTTAACTTTCTTCCAAAACTTTGCCCAAAACGAATCATCATCGGTAACATACCAATATTCTGCCGCTTCTTGTTCGGAGAGCCAGGCACGGACAATCTTCTTGTTTTGGTATTTGATTTTGTTGGATTTAAATACAGCCTTTACCGCATCCAGCAGCTTCTTTTCATCATCATCAGTTGGAGTGCAATCCATAGACGGTTCTGTGCCGACTGTAAAAGCAGTTTGGATGTTCACGATATCCTGTTCCAATGGAATGGAGATACGGTTCACCGGTTCAGTCTTATACTTTGCTTCGATTTCATAAGTCTTACCCGTTTTTTCATCGAAGTGCTTCTCTGCTTCTTTTTCAAGAACCTTTCTGTCCGGATATTTCTTTTTGTCAACCATGATTTCATGTCGTTCCGGATTCCAATCATCCCAAAGTTTGCAACGGTCGGGAAGTTCAGTCTTCCTACCTTTCTTCAGGTAGTTTATCTTCTGCCCGATGTCAGGCAATGCTAATATTTCTTCTAAATTCAATGGCATAGTTTATATTTTTAATGTGTGAATATTCCTGTTAAATCTTTCGGCTTCTGAATCTTACCAAGAAGCTCACCCAATACATAGTAACGTACAGCATCTATTCCGTGATTGTCATGGTCTTCCGGTTCGTTGATATAGTTCCCGTCCTTATCCTTTGCCCAAACATACTTTCTGAACTCGCTTTGCAAGTTGTACGAGCGTTTGGTTATATAAATCTCCATATCTTTCATTTTGTCAATTCCGGCATTGATAGAGCCTGCACCTTTCTCTACGGCATATATCTTGATTCCTCCGTTGTGTATCTCTTGAATCAAACGTGGGTCTGCGCTGTCAGCAATGACTTTCAATCCCCACGGGCGAAGAGTCTTGATGATGTCAGAAGAAAGCAATCCAGTACGGTAATCCACTTCATCCAAGTAAAGGGCGTTATCAACGATACCACAACGAATGGAAGCAGACGGGTCATGCGTATAACCGAAGTCTTGCCCGAAAGCAATTTTCTTTGCCCAAGCCGGGAACTCGTCAACAATTCCCCACTTCTTGAACACAGCACCTTCTGCAACGTCAGCCCACCGGCCGATAACCACATGAGCATACTTTTCAGGATTACTCACCTTCATATCTTCCACCTCTTTCAGGAACTCAGGAGAAAGGTTATCCAAGTTATCAAAATACGTAGTATGGATATGGAGCACATTCGGATGAGTGGAAATCTGAACCTGCACACCGTCAATCTCTACCAGCTTGTGAGTTTTCTCAATGTATTTCTTGTAGATGAAGTGATTGGAATCGCATGGGTTCATTATAATGATAATCCGGTTCTGAATACCCTTCTTGCGAATGGAGAGCATTATCTTGTCGAACTCATCTTCGCTTGTCCACTCTTCCGCTTCATCGCAGACAAAAGTCGTAATGCCTTGAATGGATTTCAGTTTTGCTGTCTGGTTTCCGGAAGAAGTCTTGATACCCCGAAACATGATACGGCTCTTAGTCATCTTATTGACTATGTCCGTCTTTGTGGTCTTGAAATATTTCGTGGTACCGTCCAAATCTATCTTCTCCATCATTTCGGGGATGATAGACATACCGGCAGAAACCATCGTGTAACGGGTGTAAAGAATCTGATGAACTATTTTCTCTACGGGAGTCATTTCAAAAGTCAACCGCTCAATAAAGGTAGAAGCATTGAAAGACTTTCCCGAACCACGCCCACCGGTAATAAGAATTATAAATTTTTCCTTATCCTCGTATAATGGATGGTAAATTTCTTGAGGTACTATCATTTCAGCTTGTCTTTAATCCAAGAATCAATGTTGATACCATGCTCTATGTCTGTTGGAATATCAGCGTCTTCATCTTGTTTGCGCTCAATCTTTCTCCAATCTTCATCATGGTGGTACAGCCAAACGGACATTGCTTGCAAATTAGGAGCCAACTCGCTTTCGCTTACTTGTAATTCATCTTCGCCCGTCAAATTCCCTTCTGAATCACGGAGCTTTCTTACCACGGTGCTTTTGGTTTTTATGCCACCGAGAGCCATTGCAAGGAATTTAGCCCTTACAGTGGCATTGATTGTCGCGCGCCCACGCGCTAAGACTTCGGATATTTCGGTGTACTCACTTTTCTTTTCGCAGAAAGTTTGTGGTAAAATCCCTATGGCATAGGCTATTTCCTTGTCAGTGAATCCCTTTTTGGCATACGATTCCACGAGAGAAAGAAAGTCCTCGCTTGTATAATCAAACTTTGGCTTTCTTCCTCCTTTACCTTTTCTATTTTGAGATTCACTATTGCTCATAATTTTAACCGTTATTGTTACCCATATAGACACGGTGAGAAATTGGCTTGTTTCCATAGACATCAACTCCTCTTTTTGAGAAATAGCTATCTATTTTCTCAGCATATCTTCCCATTATAGATTTCGTTCTATCCCTTATGTTTCTTTGTCTTGCAGAACCTAACCCGTATTGCCTTCCAGCGTTGTACATTATTCGTCTGGACTGCTGATATAACTGGCTATATGTTTTCTTTCTAACTCAGCTTTCCTCCCAATAATTAATCTATTCTTTCTACTTGTTCATCAAAAACTTCTCCCTTTATAAACTTCATATCCGGTTCATACCCGAACCTTTCGCAGAAAGCGGCTTTAGCTTCATAGGTATCGAAGGACAACATCACATAGGCATCCATGTTCTCAGCTTGCTTCTGTGCGTTTTCTTTCACCTGATGCTTGACCTCTTTCATGTGGGCTACCTTTTCAGCACGTTCCAACTGTTTGGCGGCTTTATCGGCTTCTTTCTGTTCTGTTACAGGCGACATCATGCTTTCCAGTTCGTCAGCAATGGAGCTTTCTTCTTCGGTCTGCAAAAGGAAATCAACCCCAATCATATTCAAGTCGGCATCTGTCAATCCTGCATCTTTCCAGTCAATATCAGGAACAATACGGGCAAGAGCGTCAAAATCCCAAGAACCTTGTGCATTAGGGTTGTTCATTAGAATATTCAACTCCTTTTCCTGCTGTTCGTCCACGTCAATGACATCGACACGAATGCGATAGTCGTTATCGGGAAACTTTTGTAATTCGTCCATGACAGACAAACGCTGGTGCCCACTGACGACTGTAAGCCCTGTACGCTTATTCACAACTATTCCACCTACCAATCCGAATTTCTTGATGCCACGCTTTAATGCTTTGCGTGATTCATCAGAAAGTTTTCTCGGATTGTAGTCTGCAAAACGAATGGCAGAACGGTTAAGTTCTACCGATTCACTCTTGATATATTTACTTAGTTCCATACATATTACTTTTGTTGATTATGATACTCCCAAAGTACTCTTTCAGCCATCGGGAAAGTTTTGTAAATTCTCTGTAAGTCCTGTGGATAGTTCTTCTCCATCCAAAGCATACAATCAAGATTGAAGCCTACTCCCGAACTGGCTTTCAATGAATACCGAACTGGTTCGGGTAAATTATGCTGCCTCATATAAGCAAGTATATCCTTTTGTGTCCAATCAGCTAAAGGATAAACCATACCGTTATTCTCGTAGCCGTTTACCTCATACCCTTTCAACATAAGTCTACGATTCATACCGTCAGCTTTTTTCATGCCCAAGAATGTATAATAAACTCCATGAGTAAGTTGCATAGCCTTTACCACATCTGCCAACTTCAACAGCTTTACTTTCGGATTTGGCACACAATACATACCGCCACGGAGAATATAAGTGAGATTCCAATGTGGTACTTGAACAAACTCTATTTTCGGATATTTGGCTTTAGTCCAGTTTATCCAACGGTTAATATGTTCCAAATTCTTAACGAAATACATGAACACGCAAACAATCCGGTCAAACTTCGGATAGACTAAATCAAGCAGAACAAGCGAATCTTTACCAAGTGATAAAAACAGTAAAGCCTCATTCGATTTTACCCGAATGAGGTCTATATATTGGCTCGCTTGTTCTACTTTGTTCATAGCTAGCCACCACTTAAACCAAATGAAGTACGAAGATCACTGTAACGCTGTCTGCGTGATCCTAACTGTGTGGCACTTGCTGTACCTCTACGATTGGCAACCAATCTACCACCTGCCCCTGCACCATTCATATTTCTGCGAGGCCCGGCTACTCTGTTAATTCTTCTTGCGACTCAGCTTTCTAATTTTAAAAGTTAAACAAATCAATCTATATGTTTCTCTAATATCTTGCCCAAAGTATAATCCATTTGTGCGGCAAGATATTCTTCGCCTTGATGTTCGTAAACAATATCATTACCGTTTTCATCTGTGAGAATTACTGCTTCTGCGTTCTTTACCTCTACAATGATATAAGGACGCTTGCCCGTATATGCACCTGTCAGAAACTTGATTGCATCGTACTTGATAGGCTTCAATTCTACCTCACCCTCTTCAGGCAGTTCTGCATCAACCGGATATTCTTTACCGCCACATAGGTAAGTGATATACTTCTTAGCGTTAGTTGGTCTGATTTCACGGTATTCGTGGGTTTTCTTGCCTGCCAAGATTTCATCGAAATACTTCTGTTTGATGCTTAATGTAAGAATGTTCATAATCGTGTCAAATTTAAATTAATACTCAATAGTTGCGGGGGGCTGAATCGAACAACCGACCTTCACCAAGTCAAAGTGAAAAGCTACCACTGCTACACCCCGCGATAGTACCCCAAAGGTACTACCACAACCAAAGATAACGAAATATCTTCAATCGTTATACACGACAATCGGCTTATTGTCGTGAACTAAGCCATTTATCCCGTCTTTCTCTACACGCCTCTAAGGTAGGCGCACAACAAGCAAAGAGTTCACCACTTTCAGTACGGTAGTCGTACTGGTACATTCTCACTCTTTTACCTCTCAACCTGGTGTTGTAGGTGGTGTAATTTTCTTTACCGGGTTGACATACGCTGCAACCGTTTACATTTATTGAGTTCATAATTCAAGTAATTGTTTCGTTTTATCCACGTCTACAAAACTCGTCCACCCTGCTTTATGCAGTTTTATAGCTGCCTCTCTGATTGTGATTTTACCACTCTTGACACTTTCTTTCAAAGATTCTAATACATTCTTCATTCTTAATTCATTTTCACATTCAATCTTTCTTCACTCGTATAAGTCACTACAAGCCCAGTTTCATCATGCTGTATGGTGATGTACTTTTCACCCCTCTCTATAGTAGAGAAGTCATAAGGGGTTACCATCTTACCCAATACCTTGCCCAGTTGCTTCATCAGTGGGGCTTCAGGGCTGATAACTAAAACTAAATCTGCTTTCATAATCGTGTATATTGTGGTAGCCATAAGGCTACCGGATTAGAACTCAACCAATATCAATCTTTCTAAAGAACCTGATGCTTTCACCCACATATGATTATGTCCGAAACCATAATCGAAAAACAGTTTAAAATAAGGGTGTCTTACTATTAAAGAGCTCATACAGCCTCTTAACTCGTCTTCTGACATACAAGAAGTTATTTCATTGATAATTTGAACGAAAAGGTGTAAAACTTCTGGTTCATTATTCAATAACGGTTTTTCTATAACTGCTTTTAAAAATATATTTTCTTTCATATTCTTCTATATTGCGCAGGGCTTTCGCCCTGCCGATTTATGTTAATGCGTTTTATCCTCATGTAATAACTCGCAGTAAACTGGTGTTGTGGCATCTG